TCTATACTCTGGCATCCAGTACCAAGGAATAAAGCAAGTAATCCACTCAGATTCGCCTCGAAGCGACTTCATTACCTGATCGTAGAACCAGCCACCGGCACCATTAGCAGTACTCTCTAGAATTACCTCAGTGTTCTTGCCACCGACAGTCTGTAGAAGACCTGCGACTATGTCTGATCCTTGTGGGTAGAACGCCACTTCAGAGCCGTGGACAAATCTATTTGTTTGTCCTCGCCCTGTTTGGGTTGATCTTGCTGTTCCGACTCTGTATCGCGAATTGATGTCATCAAAAACCAACGTTGACGCCGACTGACTAGCGAGCGGCGGCTTAAATGCCGGATGCGGGACATTGTCATAAAAGTATCTCACCATGTTAAAAATTGCGTTAGTAGATTCGGCAAGATGCGACAGTACGAATGCGTTAGCATTTCGATTCTGCGTGACTTTCCAGAAGTTTCTGCCCTGTGTGTACGTCGATATTCCGGTTTGGCGAGCTTTCAGGACCAATGCGCGGATATTTCCCTGATCTTTTAGCTGCTTTTCAAGCATGGCATGGACATGTAACTGTGCAGCATTTAGGACAAAAGGCTTGGATTCACCCTCTTTTGTCACGATTTTCAGCATATTCTTACTATATAGCGGGAAGTTACCCTTTAATTTGCGAGCTATCTCTTCAATTTCCATGATTGTTTACCACCGCCTTACACCACCACACAAAGTCATGGTCATCCATATCGTTTCTCATTAAATTTATTCGGGCACAAACAAACCTAATGTTGCCTTCGATGTAACCTTTATCCGTATCAATACGGTCTGGGCTCGCACATAAGTCGGAATAATCTGTGCTGGTGTGCATAGGTATGTTAGAAATGGCGCAAATGCCCCTTTGCTGCTCGTATAAGCTCATTAAGTACTCAAGTGATACTAGGGTACCCGCATAATTCTTTTGCTTGTGACGTTGTTTAATGCTCGTTAATCGGGCTCCAAGAAAAAGCTCTACTGTCGAGTTCTGTCTATCTCTATTCCTTGATGTCCGGCATTTGTTACAAGCTCCACGATTTGCAGAAAAGTTACCTATTGATTTGGTAATCCCGCATATGTTGCACTCTTTACTTTCAGCCGCCACTCCGTATTCCTCGTAATCTCCTCAAACCTTGCTACAGCTTTACGGCTATTACTCACAGCGACTCGATCTCCCATCAACCCAGTCCCTAGCCCTATACACCCTTGAACGTCTTTAGAAAAATTGGCTGCATGGATAAGTATGTATGTTCTATCCGCAACATCTTTGATATGCCATGTCTCACCAAATCGTGGGGAGTCTCTCCAACCAGTGTCGTATGTCCCCTCAGGAATACACGAGACGTTTGGAGCATTATCTAACCAAGGGCGCTCTATCGTATAAAAGCGCTCTCCGTTTAAATCTATAACACCTAGAGTTCCCTCAGGGTGATATGCAAATCTCTTAAGCTCTACCTCAACCATTATTATCGGACCCTCTTTTTCTAGCCCGAACATCGTTTCGTTCTTTTCGGTTGAGCTTAGAATCTCCAAAGATTCGGTCATAGCCTTCATTAAACTTTTTAGTATCTTCAGGACGGCGGTTGTCGCCCTTGCTATAGAGTGTTTCACGCGAATTTTTCATTTCCTGTGCCTTGCTGTCTTCTTTGCTATCTTCTTGGGCTGAGCACTGTGCTGCTTACCTGCCTTCGTGTCAGCGCGTTTTTTCTTGCTAGTGGCGGCATACTCCTTTTTACTCAAAGAGTCGCGAGCAGCCTTAGGCAAATATCGCTCACCAGTCGCCTTCTTCCCTTGAGTAGAGTTCTTTCCGCTCTTAGTGCCCCATTTCTCGCCAGTCCACTTCTTCAAACTTTTTTGCGATTTTTTTAGCGCCATCAGTCTCTATAACCTCCACCCGCTGCTTTGTATTCCTTGGCTAGCATCTGCGCTTTCCGCGCACTCCACTGCCCAGAAGAACCACCCTTGCTACCAGCCTTAATCTTGTTGAACAGTCGCTTACGCATCGCAGGCTTCGTGTAGTTACCGGCGCTGTTAACGGTCGATTTTTTCTTGGGCGCAGCTTTCTTCTTAGCAGGCATTACTTTTTCTTAGCTTTTGGTTTAACTTTTGGCTTAACTGCGGCTTTCTTCGCCGCGACTTTAGCTTTTGCTACACCAGCTTTCGTATATGCAAACTTCTTACCGTTGACCATTGGCATAATTAGCTTCCTTTTTTCCACTTAGTTGAAGATGACTTGGTTTTGGAGGGCGCCCATTTAGTTTTTGCTGCCCAATAAGCTGCACTCATTTTGCCTTTGCTTATATTCTTAGCATGACGACTCTCAAATGCTTTTCTTTGACCAACCGTCTGATTTGTTTTTACACCCTGCTGTCCAAATCTGATGGTCTTGACCTTGTCACCCTCTTTGGCAACAACGACATGAGACTTAGTAGGGTGGGATGGAGTCCGCTTAGGCTTGTTATACCCACTGACCCCCGCTTTTTTTAGTTTAGAATCCTTCTTCTCTGCCATATCAAACCTTCCGATCAATAAATCTGCTGTGTTTTTGATAACCCTTGCACTTGTTACACCACACCAAAGCTCTATAAGGCTCTACTTTGTAGATGCATGTGCAAATCGCTGCTCTACTTCTTTCTATTTTTTGTATTTGTGTAACGGTGGGTACTCTCATAAGGACCGCCCCCCCTAATCAACTAGGTGCAAATGCACCTCATCATCCGAAGAAATCTCTATCAGCGTGTAAACAGCATCCTCAACCTGATCAGCTAAGTAATAAAGACTCCCACCAAAGCGTAAAGAGGTAACGTGAGGGACAATAAACGCCTCAAACGTCAATTCATCCATGTCTAAGTAGTCAAGTGCCGTAACACGACGCATTAATAGCTTTCTCATTTTTTGCCTCGGTACTCTCATAAGACCCGTGGGGGGTCAAAATACGGTGGTAGGGGCTGATATCACCCACATGGAACCACACACGCGGACGACGCCACTGCCAGACAACTACCCCCCCCATCTAGCCAATACAGCCCTGAAACCCTCTATATATAGGCATTTTATGGACCATTTGCCCTATGAGCAGTTGGTCGATCTAGTGTAAGTCCTTGATATCACTAGAGTCTTTAACCTCGAGCTCAACCAGATCTTCCTCATCTAAGTCTAAATCTGCCAGAAAAGAGCCATTAAACTGCACAACTTCCTGTTTCTCTGGAGCAATCCACCCCTCAGCCTTGAATAACTGCTCAATAGCCCTTAGGCGGTCAGAATCCTTCTCTGCTAGCGTTCCCAGTTGCTCCAAGGCATTGATCCATTGATCCCGTCTCTGCTCTGTATCCTGTGCCATATCGTCTCTAATCGCCTCTATTGCCGCCTTTACACTAATATTTCCCAACAACCGGAATGCTTGATGATTTGCGTGTGCATACCCTGCGTGCTCTGCCGCTCTGGTCGCATTGCCTGAAGTAACGTAGTAATCCACAAACTTTTGCTGTCTTAGGTTTAATGGCTTTACTGTTTCGGTTGGTTTTGTTGTATCTCTCTCTATGTCCATCTGTATGTTCCCCTATAGGAGAAGTCGGAATTGGGGGTGTTTAGGTTTTTCCCCGCGCTATAAAAATTTAGCAACTGCCGATACCACTGCCGCGAATATGATCCATGCCGCTCGCTCTGCGACGATACCTTTACCGACTTGCTTTGCCATGTTTTGTTCAACCTCTCTGATATTTCCCTCAAGCATGTTAAGGCGCCCTTCATGCCTATCGAGCCGTTTATGACTGCTGACAAGTCGCTCATCGATGCGAGCCAATACAGCAACGGTATCGCTTAACTGATCAAGTTTTGCCTCGATCCGGTCGAATCTCTTCTCAATACTCAATTCCATACCTTTTGCCGTTTTGGATGTAGGTTAATAATCTGAACGTGTTACCAATTGTAACATTTTAACTGCTTGAGTAAATTATTTTATCTCAAAGTGTTGACAAGCGATTCTCTAGAGATTACGGTGCGAACCATGAAGTGTTGATTAAACACTGATTTCGACCCAGAGGCTCTGGGGGCGCTCGGAGAATCCAAGGATGGTTTCAATGAGTGAAGCGGCAAGACCCACTAAGTGTCTGCATCTACCTGATGCACTGATGAGGGCAAGCAAGCCCGAAACACTTTCAGCCTGAGGAGGCAAACCATTATGAAAAAGTACGACGAGCTATTTGAGAAAGTAACCAACCGAATTATCCAGAACCTAGAAAGCGCTGATCGATGGCAGAAACCGTGGGCTTCAATCGCTGACGGATCAGTACCCCATAACGCCAGTACAGGCAGACCCTATTCTGGGATCAACTTCTTTAACCTTGGATTTGAATCTGAGAAGTGGGGAAACACTGGGTGGCTAACCTACAAACAAGCTACCGCTCTGGGTGGCACTGTACCCAAGAACAGCGCAGAGAATGGCGGCTGTGAGTATGTCTGGTTTATGGCGAAGTCGATCTACAAAGATAAGCAGACTGGCGATGACAAGATGGGATTTATTAACAAGTGCTTTCCAGTGTGGAATGTTGCCCAGATCGAAGGGCTAGAGGGTGGCAAGCAATACACCCCACCAACAGCAGGTACAGGTGCAGTCAACAGACTGGCTGATAGCCTCAACATCAACCTCCAATATGGTGGTGATAAAGCTTGTTTTATTCCATCAATTGACACCATCAAAATGCCATCAGTCGATGCGTTCGACAATGAAGCAAACCATGACGCAACCCTGCTTCATGAGATGGTTCACTGGACTGGTCACTCTGACCGACTCAAGCGCCAGATCAACAACAGCTTTGCATCTGAAGGTTATGCCTTCGAAGAGTTAGTGGCTGAGCTTGGTGCGGCAATGGGTGGTGCTCTTTTAGGTATCCCTTACGAGGGCTTACAGCATGAGTCTTATATCAAGTCATGGCTCAAGTCTCTTAAGGATGACCCCAGACATATCGTTAAGGCGGCTAAACAAGCGTCCAAGGCTATTCAGTATCTAGATGAGAACGGTAGTACTGACCTACTGGAGCAGGCGGCATAAGGGTGAAAGATTTATTTTCCCCGACTCAAAAAATTCTAGCTGAATGAGTACTGGATGGTGACCAGTCGAAACGCCCA